GCTTTGTCGCTTTGGTTTAAACGACTTACTACCACCGTAGAGTGTACCGTCACCCCACTTAAATTGTCCCCACCTTGCACCATTAACAGACAATACTTGTTCTTTAATCTTTGGCGCGTCGGCGAAGTCTTTGTCCATTGCGAGCCCCACTTTAAAGGTAGAGTCAACACCCTGGAATATAGGATAGAAACGCTTAAGACGCTTACGTTGCATTGGGCTGCCCATGCTATCGTACTTAAATCGGTATTCAAAGTCGATTGGTGCACCCATATCGTGGTAAACTTGCGTCTCGGCGTAGTAGCTCATCCCCACGTAGGAGTTGAACACTGCGAGCTGTCCACGATCATCTGCATCATCGTAGTAGATTGCGCGATCTCCGTAGACGCCGGTATCATATTCAATATCCTTTAATGGCTTGTTGTAGATGATACATGTATCATTAACTGTTGAACCACTAGAGGCTAAGTAAAAGCGTATCTCATCCTTGTATTTGGTCGCATCTATCTCGGTAATGCGCGGGCATCCATCAATTAATGGAGTAATAGCATCTGAGATACGAACGTCGCTTGAACCGTTAAACATAAATAGCCCGGCATCACCTACAAAGTAGATTGCGTTCTCGTCCTGGACTACTCCGCGGCGCGCTATGGCGCCCTTAAAGCCGGTAGATTGCCTCATATTAAATGACGCTTCGTCGTATCCGCTAATAATGTACTTACCGTCCTGAGTAAAGACAACAAGATTGTCCTGGAACGAACAAAGCTTAACTACTGGAGAACCATTAAACGGCCGCGGGATAGTGAAGAAGCTCGTGCTCCGCCATTCGTTATACCATTGCTCACTCGGTTTAGTCGGTATCTTACCCGTCGGATCCCACGCCGGATTGCCGGGGGCCTCTGAAAACCTAATCGTATTAGGCAGTCCAGCTACAACGCCCCACATACGGTCTTTATGGAACATCACCTCGCGTAGTATAGGCAGTTCAGTATCTACAATACGTCCTACACCAGTATCGATGATCTCTACGTCGTCTATCCAGAAGTCCTCACCGGTTGATACAAACTCAAGGCTGTTAACATCTAATTCGGGCCAGTAGTAAAACTCGTGGTTATCCCAAGTAGTTGTCATCTGCTTCTGATATCCTGCAATTGGGCGGAGCTGAGTATTGACACTTACGAACACTTGAGACGTACCAGCTGCACTAACGGATGAGAACTTAATCTTATACCGTTTGCCTTTAGTGAGTTGGATATCACTCTTGGTGTATCGTTGGCCGCCACCTGTAATCTTGAGTGATGCAGGAGCTGTTTTATATACTGTCGTATCTCGGGTTACACTACCCTGCCATCGTACGCTTGGGAGGCTGAAGTCTCCGTTATCCACAATATTAGTGCGATCTTGAGGTGGTGTACCGTCCCAGTATCGCAGTTCATCGTGGCCGTTAACCCAAAACATCTTGCCGTCACCATTAGCAAAGCTATATTCGCTAGCTTCTGATGATAGGCCCGACATAATCTCGCGCCATTTACCGGCTGCCTCATCTGCATAATAGAGCGTATTGTCATATACTGCTACAGTACGGTTGTTGCGGTTGTCTAGGTTAAAGCGATACGCGCCCTTAAGCTTCTTCTCAGGAGCTGTAAACAGCCTATAACGTAGCATCTTACCGGCAATGGGGGTATTCACTGTCCAAGCCGCGGGAGTCCACCGAGCTTCTGGTGTACTGTTAACTAGGCCAATCTCGTACCACTTGAGCGCATCATCTTGAGGTTTAAGTGCAATCCAGTATTTCTTACCGGTCTTAATCTTTGGCGGGTTAATAAAACGACATGATACCCAATTGCCCTCATCACCAATGTCTCCATTGAGGAATGAGCTTACCGATAAACGGTTACCGGGTAGGCCGGCTGCATCCTCTAGGATTTCTACTAGTATTGGGCCAGTAGCGCCGCCGGGGTTTTTAATATCAATATCTAGGCGAGTAATACGTTGGTCTACATTAGCAGTAAACGGTTGCAAAAGAAAAGCGTTGTCTCGGTTTATCTTGAACCGCTGAGTGACAGTAGCCGCATTACCAAGTGATTGAGCCTCACCTAAGGGCTCCATATGCAAAGAATGGCCGCGCCTAGTTGACACGGCCACGCGGCGGGAATCCTTTTGTTGGGCTTGGAGGCGAAAGTTCTTACTAAAAGGACTCTTACCCTCCTGGAGAAGGTCGACTGGCGTAACAAGGTCGATACCTCCTAGATTTAGCTGGGTAGCAATTTTAACTTGCTGCGCCATTCATCCTCCTATATTTGTAAATTACGCATCTTAACAGGGCCAAATGCATCGCGCATACCAAAGCGAGTAACCATCTCTTGTAGTTGAGCTTGGTACTGGTTCTCTACTTGAGTAGATAGATCCATATCTTCGTTACGATCATGCACGCGACGGAGTGCGCCAAGAATAAGTAGCTCGGTAAACTCTTCGGGAATATCGGGCTTATCGGTATCTTGGGCCATCGTATTTGGCGTCTTATAATAATACGTGTATAGTTTGTATTCTTTATCGGTTGGGGCGTCTAATAGAATATTGCCGGCGTATTCAGTCCAGTAGTAGGGCGCATGCGGTTTCGCATTCATTGCATCTGCGTGCAACATAAAGAAATCGCGGCACTCGCACTTCATTTGAAAGAAGTTTTGTACACCGCTCATTGCATGCATCTCTACCCTACTAACATCATCAGGCAACCTAATAATAGACGTACCAGCGGGCACATCACCAATAAAGATCTTTTCCATAAATGGCAGTTCAAATTGGTTGAATATATCCCGCTGGGCGTCATTCAAAAAGTTGTCAATGATTTCTGGCTCGTAATCTTCATCATCCAGCTTATCTATCATCACCCGCTTACGTAAATCAGCTAGTGTCATTTACGCTCCTTATAGGCCAGTAGGAATAAGAACGGTTGGGACAACGTATAGAGCGGAAGCTTTTGCGTTGAGGGTCACGTTTCCACCCGGATCGACCTTGATATACGAACCATCATTCGACAGCTCGTTGCCTATATTCTTAAGTATCGGGGCTATGGTTGCCTGAATACCGTCGCGATATGGGGACGGTATGTTGAATACGACATTATTGCCCTGAGTAAGGGCCGGTGTCTGGCTGTATGGGCCGTCTGGCTTCAACAAGAGCATCCCGTTATACCGGCGGTACAGCCACTTACCCTTAGAAGTGGCCTGTTCCACCCAAGCACTATCACTCTCGCCGAGCTTAGGCACGTTAGCGCCTCCGGCTGAGTTGGTAGCCTCTATGGTGTATGCGCCGCCGCTAGGTATGAGCGCTAGGCCAAGACTACCTTCTGGAAGCGAGTCCCAGACATTTGTTGGGCTAAAACGGCTTAATGAATTTGACATTTTATCCTCCTATTTAATCACTATTTGCTTGTATCTGTTTGTCTTTAGTTCGATACTATCGATCTTGCCCGTTTCTATTGTGTCAGGGCGGTATCGGTCAATGTTTAATGTTTCACTCTCATAGGCTTTTATACCTACGTAATCTGGCTTATATTGTTTATATTCAATACTGTATACGCTTGGGTCTAATAAATCATTAGTCCGCGTTATTGTTAGCCGCAAAGTTATTGGCGCTGGTTTAAGTGTCAAGACCTCGGGCTTCGGTATAAATATAACACTCGGGTTGCTAATACCGACCCTTAGATTTATGTCCTCAGGCTGCATGTAAGCCGTTGTAAGCGCCGTTAAGGTCGGAGATGATATATTTATCCTCTCCGTTATTCTAGACGGCCTCAGGGCGTACACAGGGCCTGCATGGGTCAGCATAGGTGGTCTAATAGTCAGACGTTCTATGACTTGAGCGGGGCATAGTTCACCTGGCTTGGGTGGTATATAGGTAAGCTTCGGCGGTGGCTTCTTGAATACAAGATGTACCCAGCCGCGAGTACCGCGCAGGTTATAGGTCGGGCCATTAGCGGTTAGAGTAGGGCGAGATATTGTTAGGCGTTCAGTTGCCTTATTGCTGGTTAAGATGTAAACTCTAGGTTTAGGGTTTATATATGCGCCGCCCGCAGGAAAGCCCCCCGTTGGCGCACCGGTCGCAAAGTCGTTAGACAGCTCAACCTCTCGAGCTGGCAACATAAAGTCGCTCGGGAATACGGCGGGCAACGGTAAGGTGCTAGCAGACACTACATTCACGCGTACAGTTCCGCCAGACGCCATACTCAAGCCGTTCGCGCCTATTGAGTTATACTCCCACCTGCTCTGAGATACTGCTATATCCCACCCGTTCGGCTCTCTAGTGCCATCTTCCCAAGCTTTAGCCTTAAGCCATGTACCTTCGGCCCTAAATCTAAACCACGTCCAAACGCCAGCATTAAGAGTTTTATCGCTATATACCTCGAGACCTCTCTCGACGTTATCATCTAGCCGTAGGCGCTGAAATCCCCGCTGATGGTAGACCGACAACACATACCCAGTCGTCACCCTTTGGTGGGTGTTTTGATCTATAAAGCTCGATCCACGCACCATCATAAGGCCTTGCTTATGGATGCTATACTCAAACTTTGCGCGTATCAGTAACTCTACGTCGTCCTCACCGCGAAAACCCTTTAATCCGAGGTAGTGGTCGGCGAATTCTTTGGACTCGAGAACGATTTCGCCGTTCTCAGCGTAAACCCTCCCGTTTTCCCAGTGTTCATTGTAGAAGTTCGACGTGTCGGTGAAATTATTAGCGCAGAACCGCATCGGCTACCCCGCTACTATCTCATAATTCACCATAAAATACGGCGGTAGATGCTTAACTGGAACATTTTTTGACGAATCGCTTGGGTTATTACTCACCGCGTGTAGATGAAAACCCCAAGTATTTCCAGCGTTGACTGCACCAGATGGGCTAGCTGCTGGGCTCATCTTTTGGCTCATCCAGGTGTTCGCCTGGTAGTTATTCGGGGATAGGTTTATCTCATCGCTCCCGCCCCGCTGCCCTACGTTGCCGCCCACCGGCGTGCCGTAAGGGAATCTTCCGCGCAGGTCTGCCAATTTAAACGTATTAGGTCCGGTACGTTCTCCGTAGTACAGGTACTGCTCGACTAGGGCAGATAGTATCGGGTACTGGTCATTGCGGTAGTCCCCCGACCCGTCCATAAACAACCTCCCGGGCGAAGGATACGCTTTCATAGTCATGAATATATCACCGACATTTGCGCCGTTCTCGCGGTATATTCCACGATAGAGCAGCGACCCGGGCGGAAACGTTTTTGAGGCTGTACCACGCATGCCTCGCCGCACTATAAGCGTGTTGCCGTCATGCCTCTCGACATACACTATCTCGCAATTAGCAAGTGTAGGGAATTTGTCCGCGGGGGCTAAGGTTATATAGTATCCGAAGTAGTCAGCCTGGCCGAAGCTCACAAAGTCGGTCGGGTCGATTTCTATAGACTTTTGGCCGGCCGGGAGTGTAGCCTTTAATGTCGTAGATGCAAGACTCCCGTTCATACTAGATATCCTCCGCCTTTAGTTGCACTCCAGTAAGGTTGGCTGTACCACCCTGGGTCACTGCCTGCCCTGCTATGTCGGTTACAAACAACATTTCAGTATTGTTAACATATGCAACATGTGTGGCTGTACCGGTCTTTGCAACACTAAGGTTGTTCGCCGGACTAAGAGTAACTACTCGCTCGCCGGCTGTCGGGAATGTTTGAGATGACGTAGAGTATGATCCCTCGCCCAGTTTTTGGCTATTAGCGGTGTTATAATCGTTCGTGTAAGATGGAAGAATTAGTACTTTATTTGCAGTATTTATTTTTGCTAGTAGCGCGTTCCACGCGCTGTTATTTACCCATTTTGTCATAGTTAATTCACCTTATACGTTACAGGATTAAGCGCAGCTACGCGTAGGCGCACTCTGTCTAGTTGTTTTTTAGTGAACAGTGTTGGCTCGGATTGTGTAAACCCTAGAGACTCGCCGCGCTTGACAAACCCAGCGTCGGTCTTGAGAATAAACAGGTCGGGCATATACCCCCTACCTGATCCGAATGCGATCAATTCGAGTATCTGATCTAGCTCACTAGTGCCTCCTACAGAATAGAAATGCTTGAGTATAGAGCCGCCGATCCACGAGCTAGTTGGATGGCTAACAGATACGTCCCCGCAAAGATTTCTTCGCCCATCATAAACCTTAATTCCCTCCAGAGTACAGGCCACTCTAAAACCTAGCTCTTCTAGTTTTTCTATGATACCATCTCTTATCATTATTATCTCCTTATCTAAAAATAAGCCCCCTCCGCTCGGGAGGAGGCTTAAAGTCTAGTTACTATTCCTTAGTAACTTTACGCTCGATGATCACACCAGCCTCTGGGCGAACTGCGCCGACACCGAACAAGGTTGATGCAACAACGTAGTCAACGCCAGCGAGCTTGTCGCGGTCACCTTCAGTCTTAGCCATCTGAGCAACACCCTTAAGGGCCGTCTTGTGCATGACAATGACCTGGCTCGTGCGCTTACCGCCGGCCGTATCGGTTGTCAAAGCATTGGTGACAAACACTGGAGTGTTGAAGAAGTGGCCAACGTAGCCGCGGTTCTTGACGAGACCAGCCTCGCCGGTTTCCTTATAAGAGGTAAACTCAGGAATGTTGCGGAGGTCAGCACGTGCGTAACCGTTGAGGAAAATACCACGACCATCCTCTGGGATGTTGTTAGCGTCAAGATGAGCCATCGCAGCAACGATGTCTTTGTAGCTCAAGTGGCCATCTGCACCGCTAGCGGCGATCTTGCCGGCCGTAAATGCAGCGATAGCTTTCTTAATAGCTTCCTCGTCGTGTGCGCGGGCGATCCAGCGACCAAGACGCTCAGTGTAGAGTGCGCGGTACTCGTATTTGCTTTGAGTAGCAGCGACATCCTGGACACCAACTGCCTTACGCAGGTAGCGGTCAACCAACACGTCAACAGTTGATACGTCAACGGCGTCAATAGCTGATGCGCTTTCAACGGTGGTGTTAGTAGCAGTGCTGTCGGTGATTTCCTTCATGAAAGGAACGTGAACGACATCGCCCATGTGGACGCCATCGCCAAGGTTTGTTTTGTCAATAAAGTCGAAAACCACGTAGTTGTCGGTGTAGTTCTTCTCAACTTCTGGGCTCCAGATTTGGGGGATAAAGGCCTTGGAAGCCCCGCCGCCAGAGATGTCTTTTGCACCCTGACCGACTGTTGGGGTAACTCGGTTTGCCATGAGTTATATTTCTCCTAGTTCATTAGTTTGTCTATTTTAGCGGCCATCTCAGGAGAGCCATCGTAGTTGGCTAGTAAGTACTCGAGAGATTCATTGTCCGCTGAATTATCAGTAGCATGGGCTTGTGCGCCCTGCTGGAGTTGTTGATTGATAGACTCCCTTTCCTCTCGGCGGATTTGCTCCGGATCTACATTTGAGGTGTTCTTGCTCGACTTAAGCACGGCTAAGTCATACAGAGTGTCGAGGTCGTGTCGTAGGTTATTTGCATATTCTACGCCGTATTTAGCAGCTTTGTCCTTTACGATGTCATACATTACCGCTTCGAGACTGCGGTCGCGGCCTTGCTCGCCAAAGAATCGCTCAACTTGTCGCTCGTACTTCAAGTTGGCGACCTCTGCGCGCAAGTCGTCAGTAGGTTCGCTGGTATCTGCTAGTTGTTTTGCGCTACGGAATGAGCGCTGGTTATCCAGAGCAATTTTAAGGGCTCGTTTCGTATCCTCGCTAGCGTTATCAAGATCAAAGCCTTGCGCCTTCGCGAATTTACTCAGCCCGTTATCTACTGGCTCGCTTTCTTGGGCGGGCTCAGCTACTACATCTTGCTCTACTGGAGCTTGAGAGGTAGTATCGCTAGAGATATCCGCCGGTTCGTTAACGCTAGTAGGCTCTTGATTGAGGCTAGCATCGTTAGTTCCGGTAAGGGAATCTTCCATTCTAGTGTACTCCTATTAGTTCGTCTATAAATCTTTTCGCCTTTAAGGGGAGTGTAGGAGGGACAGGGGCGAAAACCCTCCTACGCTGTAAATATTACATTGTTGTAAAAATTATTGGATACTGAAGCCCTCAATGTAGAGGCGGATTGTATCGAGGCCTACGTTGCGCTGTAGAAGATACGCCAGCTTCTCGGGCTCAAACTCGAGTTGCTGCGTTGTCTTTCCGTCAACAGTTGGCACTTCCTTGTATATTTCAATAGGCCCGGCAGCTAATGTAGAATTTACATCCTTTTGTAAGTCAATGTAACCCATTAGCTCTTTATAGGCTTCTGTCTTGGAGAATTGCTCCCACTGATGAGCGATCTTCTCCCATTTATTACTCTCTTCCATTTACTACCTCAATCGGGTTGATGCTTGCTCGCTTCGTACCCGTCTAATGTTGTTATCGTTACTGTTAGCTCCCCCGCCGCCTTGGCTGCCGGTTTGGGTTCGCTTATTAAAGGAATCACCGCCACCCTGCGACGTTCCGCCACCTAGTAGGTACTCTTCAGCGCCTGGGGCAAGGGATGCGCCGCTTTGTACGAGGCTTGGATCGACTGGCTGGCCATCAGGGCCCATCATTGGTTGTGGCACAGTAAGCATTTCGTTAATATCATCCTCGGTCATGTACTTGCTAAAGAGAGTCTTGTACATATTGCGCAGGAACGCCTCCTGGTTAACGAGAGGATTCTGGAGACTAAACTGGGCAGCTGTCTGCATTGCCTGGCTGAGCATTGCAATCTCGGCGTCTGCGGTGCTTTCAAGCACGACCTTTGGCTGATATTCACCAAAGTAAACATCTGGGCTGTAGACTTGCCAAGTAATCTGGTTATGGTCAGTCATCCGTACTGGAGTATCCTCTTTAACGAATAGTTGGATCATCTTAAATAGGATTGAACCCACCTGAGCAAGGCCGCCATCCTCGAGTGACTGCATCTTAACGTTTGTACGAGCGTCTGATTGCTCCATCTGGTTAGAAATCTCAGTAGCGGTAGTACGACTATAGCGTTGGCTAATGCCTTGGACGGCTGCATCAGCGGCTACTGCAGTACGCATTTGCTGAGTAAGACGACTAATCTCGGCGTCAGCGGCTGGACTAATGTCATTCTTCTCAATTGGGGTAAGTGCACCCTTCGGGATCGGGAAGATAGCGCCTGGTGCGGACTGGATACGCTCAGCTAAGTGTTGATAGCGAGGCTCAATCTGCCACATGTTATTCAACACGTAAGCAATATTGTCTCGTTTCTGGCTCGCTGTATCGTTCAGCAGTTCCTGAGTCTTGAGAATAACCTCAGCGATACCTTTGCCATAGAATAGACTCGTATCAACGTAGTTGCGGGCTACTGCGAAAGGTAGGAAGCCTTTAATGGCGGGGATTTTCACCTTCATTGGGATAATCTCACCGTCTAAGTCCATCGGCAGCTCTTTTTTAGACTCTTTTCGGGCGTAGGGGTTGTCCTCCTCCAAGATAACAACGCTACGATTGGCGATCATGACGTGTTTCTTCTCAGTCCAGTAATCAATAACCTCTACTTGCTCGCTGATGGCGTCTTTCCCGTACGTTGAGCCGATCAACATCTCTTTAATATCTTTATCCATCTCCTCGCTATCAGTTCCGGATACCACCTTGTCGAGGTTTTTGTATTTATTCTCTACCTTACCCGTCTCGACGTCTACTTCCATTTGGGACTTGAGCTGTTCAAGGCTCGTAAGGTAGCGATATCCTGCGTAACGTGGGTAGCCAGGCTCGTCTGGATTGTTGATATGGCGGGCTGCTGGGTCTACGAAAAAGTCATTTAAGGGGATGTTCTGGATAAGCGGGCGATCTTTTAGCCAACTAAAGGCCAAAACACCTGTACCGTATAGGGCCATATCCTTAATCCAGCTAATCATCTTATCGGTCATATTGTTAATAGACCAGTAATAGTTGACTAGACCGTTTAAAGCCTCGACGCTTTGTTCTTGTTCTTCATGTAGCGGCCAATACTTAAACCGCGGCTTTGTTTTGACGTATGAGGACACCAGCGCTTCTACGATTGAGAAGGTCTCAGGCACAAACTCGTCAGCTTGTCCTGCATATCCCCTAATTGTTCTAATGCCGTTATAGGACTTGAACGCATTCGCCCAAATCTTCTTGTAATGGGAGTCAGTATACATCCGCGCCTTGTTAAAGCGCTTAGTAACCTCTAGTAGTGTTTTATCATCCATTGGTTATTTTATGCATCTTTGCGGTAGAAATTACCTTTAAGTTTGATATATCGTTGTCACCCCAAGGGAATAGCTGATAAGCGATAGCTGTAGACATCACAACGTCGTCATGAGAGCCTTCCTCTGCGTTCATTCTACCACGCTCATCGCGCACGTAGCTGAATGCCTCATTAATGAATACAATGTCCTTATCTTTAATCACGCGCTCGCGGACTAGCTTGATAAGGTCATCAATCATTAAGCGTTTAGTGCGCATATCGGTCTTCCAGCCGAGGTTAACAGTAGGCGTCTCCCATTCCTCGTCATAGCCCCTATCTCGCTTGTAAAGGTTCGTGTAGAAGGTATCCCTTAGCTTCTGTACGGTTGTAAGGCCATGATTGTTTACCTCTACGCCTATAAGGGCATAATTGTAGTACGTACCAAGAGCGCCTAAGATCTCGCCGAACTTGTCAGGGTCACAATGCCCTCTCCAGCGAGCTACGACTGTCATTGTTGAAATATCTACAACAGTTGCAACACTAAAGTCGCCACCCTTAAGGCCTTCTGCAACATCTGCACCAATGACATATTCCTTATAAGGCTTGGGCTTGTCCCAAATCTTCAGTGGTGCCTTATACGTAAAGTCATCAGGTGCTTCGTTAGGCTCAAATGGGACTTTCTCTAGNTCGAGGGGTACTCTTGAGGTAGACGTTCAGGAGTCGCCGCGAAATCTTTCGCCTTCCTTCTATAGAATGCAAGCTTCCTAGGGATAGCCTCCTCGCTAATGGAGAAATGATGTCCTAGTGTATCGTGGCCTTGCTTCATAAGGTCGACTAAGAATAGCTCGTAATCGTTGAGTTTACCTAGATCATCAAACGTAGCATCACGCTCGTAGGTATCAAGAATCCACCAGGGAGCGAAAGCGGGTTGGTAGTTGTTCTTGCCTTCTACCGCTGCGACATACTCTTTATGGAAATAGTTACCTCGACCTTCTGCAGTAGACTCCAGGAATACCATTGAGGGCTTCTCCATCACTTCGGCATCTGGCACTGTCTGCATAAGAGAGGCGACCAAATCTTCGCCGTTCTCCCAAGTCGCGACCTCTGAGTTTGAGATAACACCGATCGGGGTTTCGAAGTTGTGGTCTGGATGGTCTATCTCGATGTCGTACGTATCAGAGAATTCATACTCTTCTATTTTTTTGACACGCACATACATATGGCCATCTACTATCTTGAATTTACGTATCCAGGGCTTATTTGTCGTCTTATTGAACACGTTTATATATGTTTTCTTACAGTTTCTGCCGTAGTAATAGCCGGCCTCTCGCGTCATCAGGCTTGGGTGGTGCTCGATCATGTCGCCTATACGGTTAATATTTCGGGCAATCTTTTCGTGTATTGACGTAACGGTCACTCTGTCCTTCGCCGTCTTCGATCCGTCGCCATCAAGATAGCCGCGTAGCAGCCCCTTGAAAAACTCCATATTGCCGAACGTCGGAACGTGCTTGGTTTCAACCCTGCCGCAAAGCCTATTAAGAAGTGTCGCCATGAATGGATCACTAAACTCGCTTATTCCTCGATTTTCTCGCACCGTATCATAGCTGTGGCCGAAATACTTCCGTACATTATCCACGTATTTCTCGTCCTTATGATAGGCAAAGCACACCCTATTGAGGGATTTACTTATATGACCCTCTGCGAGATAATAGCCAGCTAAGTAGCCAAAGTCATAGTCCAACTTAATATCCTCTGAACGGTGTATTTGGTAACCGCCGCCCTGCTTACGGGGTCTCGTATGGTAGTCGTGATGGATAGTATGTACCTCCTCGAACTTGAAGTCGGGGCGACGTACCCAATCCTTCGACGTCAGATCTTTAACTTTTTTGTACCCGTCTGTTGTCAATACCTTGTGGTCTGCGGACAGATACACAGGCTCATTACTCATCCATGTTTGCACCCGATAAGTCATCTTTTCGCCAGTATATATCTTATGTTTAACAGGTGCGATAGCACCAGATGCTGTATACACCATATCGCCGACCTTAACGTCGCGCACAGTCGTCGATCCGCCATCTGCAAGGACAATTGGGCTATTTGGGTGCATGCAGCCGTGCAAAAAGTTGATAGTGTCTGAACGCCCCGCGGACTTGTTCTTGGCTGTCTCAATCTTGATAGCTGAGCCCAGGCCAATCTGTTTACCGGACTCATCAAACTTTTCAAACGTTAAGTCGCTCTTGGTGTTGTAACGAACACTTGGTTTAAACAGGATATTAGTGTTGTCAAAATAACGACGGAACATCCTATAAAGGTTAAGGGAAGACTTCTCGTCATTACCGATGATAACACTATTAATGTTAAAGTTCGTAGATGTCCACCAGTAACAAATAGCCTCTACAGCGGTACTAAAGCCCATTTGACGGGCCTTTAAGATGATAACCTTTATTGGCCGCCTCTCTATGATGCAGAGTAGTACATAGTCGATGAGCGCCATTTGAGGCCCATTGGGGATAAACGGTATGATATTGGCGAACTTATCCTTGATATATAAGTTCATCTTAGCGAACCTGTAGAAGTCCTTCTTGATAGCCGCTATCTTAAGCAATTGCTCCCTGGTGAGTTTGATATCATCCATCCAACCTAAGCCTCTTAATAAGTTGATTAATGGTAGCTGATTTATTAGGTAGCTTATCGAAAAACTCTAGGTTTTCGTCCCAAATATAGATTAACTTGCGGTTCTTGGCCATCACATATTATCCAATTCTTTAAGCGCCTCCTCGATACCAACATGCGCCGTAACCTGTTTGTCAACAAACATATTATGTTCCTTACCAAGTAACTTAATGGCGCTAATCTTATCGGCGTCTTTTGATATATCATTTACAACAATCATTTGTAGCTGCTGTTTAAGATGTTCGGGAGTAAGGCGCATCATATTCTTAGCCTCGGCGACCCACTTTTGGCAATCCTTAGTCTCCATCTTAGTAGCTGCCCATCTAGAGTAACCTGCACGAATCGCGCTTGCATAGGCGTTTGCATAACTCGGAGACTTGGGGTCCATATAATAGTTAAGCCATTTCTCCTGTTGCTCGGTTTGAGTCCATTGACTAGCAACCTTACCTTTATTGCGTTTACGGATGCCTACACCGTCCTTGTTCTTCATACGTGTAGTCTTACCCTCACGTTGGGCAAGTTTACGTTCTCTCCAATATTCTTTATCTTTGGCCATCATGCCTCCTTTCTATGTGGGCATATATTAATAATACTTGCGCAGATTTATTATGCTCAACGCATATATCGCTGCGCGCTATAAGCTATAGTATATACTTTTGGTTTTGGTGGATGATATTGATAATTGAGGGGGG